AGATGGCCTCATAGGTAAAGGATCCCGATGTGAACAATCCATCGTTGGCCTCATTGGATATACCGTGGACCGGATACCTATGGGCCGCGACCATGGCTCCTTGCGGTGGAGGGTAACCCACCTCCAGACGACTGCCCGACATGAAGGATCCCAGGAGGAAGGGCTTATTGCTGGGTATTCCCTGGGCATTTAAGGTCGGTGTCACCGGGGAGCGGGAGCCTGAAAAGTCCAGCATTGTCGACACCTCGGTCTTACCGTTGCGACTGACCTCCAGGCTCTGTTTGGTGGGACCACCGTACTCCCTGATCCTAAAGTTGCTGTCCGGATTTATGCCGGAGGCACGGATGATGGCCTTGACGCTGTGGAGGGTCCCCTTCGACCGGATCAGGTCCTGTATGTTTATCAGAATCCTCCTCCAGATCTCGTTCTGGACCTGCTGCAGTGACGTCGTCTCAGCGCTGATGTCGGTGGTCAGGTTGTCGCCGTCAAAGAACTGGTCGAAGGATGAATTAACAAAAAGGTTGGGGAGGTGAATGCCATAGTGCTGGGCCAGGAATGGCAGGAACTGGTCAGGCACGTTGTCGTTGGTGTCGTAGTCCAGGTAGAATGTCTGCCCGAAGGCGTCAATGACCATCTTCAGCTCATCCAGCTGCTTCGCCCACATGAACAGAAAGGATGACAGTGCCTGTGCCGTTCCCAGCTGGCCGGTGCCAGGCATGTTGGTCCCGACAAAGCTCTCGACGATGGTCCCCTCCTCGTTCACGAGCCCATCATTGGCCTGCCCCTCGATAAAATAATGGGACGGTATCAGGCGGGTTATCAGGTTGGGATTGATATCATCATACAGGCTGGCTGTCAGGAGCAGCTTGGTGTTAAGGTTGAGAGTCCTGTGGAACAGCGGAAACAGTACCGGGTTCTCTGCAAGGCGCTCGAAGGACATCGGATTCTGGACGCTGCTTGTCACTCGAAGCGCCTCATTAAAGTTGGTAATACGGCTGTGAAGCGAGTTCCCAGAGCTGTCCAGGGCTATGTCATTTGATGCGTAGGAGCCCGTCGGCTCATTAAGCTTGAAGTAGAGCCGCAGGGTGCCGGCGTCGGACGGAAATATGCCCTTCCTGGCGAAGTCGGACTGCTGCTTGGTGGTCCTGATATCATGAAAGACGCGAAGCTCGTCTATGGCACCAGAAAATGTCTGCTTTGGAGTGAACGTCGTAATATCAGGAGCGGCATTCTCCGGCAGGTTGACCAGATAGTGAATAGATCCCGATCCGACAGTGAATGGGCTTGTCTTAAAGTCAATCTCCCCAAATTCAACGGCGAGGCTTGATGTAGCTAACAGGGACTGGTTCACATAGAGTTCCAGCTTATTAACGCCAGGACGGCGATTAAAAACTGCACAAATTTGGTTGAACCGATTCTTAGTGATGCTCCCTGAGGCCCGCAGATATGCGGCACCTGATGTGGCGCCAAAGATTAAGCTGGCACTGGTCGTTGATGTTGACTGTGACAGCACCAGCGAAATTCCGCTGGTACCATCGGGTGACAGCTTCTGACATATGACCTGATTATCATTGACCTCAGCCGGGACAAATGCATGCATCTCAGCAGTGAATGACTTGAGGCCTGGATCGATAATGCTCTGTCCGGATCGATTCCTTGAAAGTTGGGGGAATAGATGTCCGGCAAAATCCTTAACGCTGATGGACGTTCCCTCTGAGGTCGGGCCGGTTGCTCCTGAAAAGAACAGGTAACCGTGATTTTTTGGAAACTGCCTGAGGACATACCTGTCAAAGCCGCTCAGGCTATCCTCGAATGCCTCCCGCCTCTTCCTGCTTCCATCGAATGGAAATCCATTGATAATCCTGTCGAATGCTGAATTAACGTTAACACGTGCCGAGCCAAAAAACGTGTGATTTTCGAACCTAGAGTAGTCAACGCTTATCTGCTGGGTTGACCTAATTCCGGATCCTGGCGGATCATACCTGAAGGATGATGTGGAGGCAATGTTAGTCTTGGATATGTCGTTGTAGCTTGCGTCCTTGAGGCCACCACCATCCTCTATTATCGCCCGAGTAAAACTTGGCGAGAACAGGCCAGGCTTATTAAATTTATCAACACTACTCTTGCTCATTAGGGATCAATCCTGAACCTCACGCCTGTGTCCTCCAGCACCTGACTGCTGCCCTCATCGTTGATCATAAACTCCATCCTGTAGAGTCGGCCGACTGAAAGGTCCTCCATATACACGTCAAAGTACATGCCATCGGAGTCGGTCGACAGTCTAGTGGCTGACTTCTGGCCTGTCGCACCCGTGTCGAATGGGATTACGATATCATTGCTATTGGCATCTATCACCCGATAAAACATGTCAGGTAGAATGAGGCTTGGCGTTATCCTCGGAAGTTTTCCAGCCTTAGGACTGTAATCTAGGTCATCGACAAAAACCCTAAAGGTGACCCTCTGATCTGCTCGATAATTAGGTTGCGCATTCGTGATACTAATCAACAGTCGCCGAGGTGTGTTTTTAAACGACGTTCTGTTTATGGCATTAACCTTGAGGGTCCCTGTCAAATATCCCACACTATTGTCAAATGATGACCAAAACTTTTTGAATGTTATAGAGCCACTATCCCTGACATAGTCATGAAGTGTTCCGTGATTGTCAACAGTAGTGTTATCAAATGACGACACTGCAAAGGATGCCGAATAAACTCCGGTCACAAAATTTTGTCCTGTCTTATACTGTGATCCGGTTATAACCTTCTCAAATGAGCCAGTGGTAAGCCTAAGCTTAAGGGAGCTGGTGCCTGCCACCGACGTAAGCGCTGCACCGGACAATATATTTGAAGCAACACCTCGATGATAATTGTTTAAAAACACCGATCCGGACAGGTCAAAGAAAAAATCATTGGTATTGTCCCTGACAGCATCATCATACCTCACTAAAATTCGAGGGGTGATTCTAGTGTCAGTTGCATGGCGTGAGGCAAATCTCTTAACAAAAAGGGTCCTGTTATTCGTCTCCAAGGTTCCTGAATAAGATATCCTAAAGCCATGATCTGGAATTATGCCCGCAAGGGTTGCTGATACGATTGGTGTCACATTAACCAGTAAATTTTCATCACCATCAGCAAATGTTTGACTTCTCCATAAATTAACGACTCCGGCGCCGCCATGAAGGGTGCCACTTGAAATTATGTCAATATCACTGGCACCCAGGAGTCCCATCTTATTGGCGCCCTGCTCATTCCACAGAATAGAATTGCCACCTGTGTAAGATGAAGTTATAAAATTACAGGCATCTAGGTCACTGAAAGATACAACATCACGGCCAATTCCCTCATCAAATGACTGTGATAGTGGAAAAACGATAATCTGGAAGTTCGACGGCAGCGTCTGGCCACCTATGACATCGGTGAGCTGCAACCTGCAGTCGAACGAGGAATCATTTATGTCGAGGACACTGCCTGTCAGTGCCCGAAGGGGATCAAGGTTAAACTTGATCAAGGTACGAGATATCTCTGTCACGCCGCTGGAGGTAGATGGAAGCGTGCTTTCATCATAAAGTTTAAACAGGTCCAGCGTTCCAGCACGGCCAGTGTTAGCATCCGTCACCCGAAACTTATTGTTCATCACCTTGTTGGTGATGTAAGCATCCTTAATTGCCTTAAGAATCCTATACATCAGACAGCACTTCCGATGATGTCAAAGTCAGGATAGCGAACCTCAAAAATCGAGCCAGGTGGCCCAATGATAAGACCCTTTATGGTGTGTTCGGTAGGATCAAAGTCAATATCGCTGTAGCTTCGTCCCTTGTAGTCGCCAGTAAGACTGATCAGCTTCAGGTTCATCACGGCCAGGACGCCCTCAGTATTGAAAATAATACTATTAAGGTCAGCAAGCGGGATCGGTTGGTCTATCTGAAAATTGAAGATATTGAAATATGTCTTAAGTTTGACAATAACCTCCTGCACCACTGACGACTTATTGACCCGAGGATCCACTGAGATCTGGAACCTGATCTGAAGATTCACCACCTGTGTGTCCAGGATGTCAATGGCATCCGATATCATCCTAAACTGGTTCAGGTACTCAACCAAATTCTCCTTGAGCGAGTCGGGTGATATGGTAAGATTGCCGGATATGTCTCGGGATATAATAAACAGCTGGGTGGCCAGGGGATTTATTGGGTTCGACCTTATTCCAGCCCGGAACACCCTCCCTAGACTGGATGGCATCGTGTAGACGCGGGCCACCAGGTCCTCCTTGGTGACGATCCTCGACTGGGCATTTCGCGCCGCTGGGATCCTGCTGGACAGGTCATCCAGGGTGGGGGCGTTCTCACCGCCGCCGGCCGGTAGCATGTTAATCACATCCAGGCTAGCCTGGACTGTACGTGCCATGTTAGTGCTGGCACCATTCTCAAACTTAATGATAAGGGATGTGATTGTCCTGATAGTGCCTGCTGGAACGTTATGTGAGAGGCCTCCTCCGTAGCGATATTCGACATTAATGGTGGTGGCCATCGGAGATATTCCCAGCGTCCTGGTCTTGAGCAGGTCACCGGGATTTATCGAGAACTTGGTGAACGTCTTCTTTCCGTAGAGCGGCACCGCGAACTGACTTGGATCAGGCACTATATCATCGTCCAGCGTTGTGGCGTCTCCGCTACCAAACTGCAGCTTGGTTCTTTTAGTGTTAATGTCCATCTGCGCAGTGAAGCGATAGGGGGCCGGAATGAGTTCCACGTTCTGTGGGACTAGCTCATTGTCCTCGTTGGTGCTGATAATCGTCTGAAAGATGGAGTCCTGGGTCAGCGCCTCCACCTCGTAGTAATTGTTTCCATCGATATCCTTCACCGACATGATCGCAGTGGTGTTTGGCTTGCTGAGTGTCAGGGAGCGGAACGGGACGAACGTGTTGGAGAAGCCGAACGATTCCTTAGTCCTTGTGCCGGATATGCACTGTCCTGTTAATGTCAGTATGAGGGTAATGGGAGTGCCGTCTGTGTTGGTGTTACCCACCGCTATTTTCGCGATGTAGTTTGCCGCCTTGTCCTGCTTGGCGAAGTCCACGTCCTCCATGAGCTCGAAGGTGACACCTCCCTGCGACTGGACCAGGGTCCCCTGTTTTATCACAGGCAGTCCCGACTCATTGGGCACGTAGATGCCACCCTTGCTAACGGCGGGCACCTCTAGGAGAAAATCAACATCGACCGTGGCAGGTGACGTGCCAGTTACCTGTATTCCTGCCGCACGCAGCATCCTCTGGATGTTAAGGGTCTCAACGGCGGTCTCAGGACTTAGCTCGGCAAACTGGTGGTCCAGGTAATATGACATGGTATCACCGACGAACGACACAAAATCAAGGAACATTCCACCGACAGATGCCTCGGAGAAGTCCTGAATCTGCTGCGGAAAGAAGGTCCTGGCATACTGAAGCAGCTCAGCCCGAAAGGCGTCGAAGTCCTTGTTGAGGTAGGACCGCGTCCTTACTGGCTTAAATTTCTTCTTGACGTTAATAGCCACGACTATGCTCCCAGGTAGAATGTAATGGACTGGACCTGGTCAGTTATGCCCAGCCTCGGAATGTCATACACGATTTGAAGATTTGTCTTGCCGATCACTTTATTGTCGCTGTGGTCTATGCGCGACTCAAATGTCCGCAGCGATATAAATGGCATGTACTTGCTGGTGGCGGTTTTAATCCTAATTACAGCCTCGGCGTCGAACTGGTCCTCACTTAAATTTCCACCGCCAAAAACAAGGTCAGTTAGGTTAGCGCCGAAGTCGTACAGCGCGACCCTCTCTCCGTGGTTAGTCATTAGCAGGTTCTTGAAGTTATCGTTAAGGACCCGTCTAATATCGGTGTACATCACGAACAGGGTTGTGTTTCCCAGCCGAAGCGGCGTCTGAAAGCCTATCGGCGTCGGAATGACGTCCTCGACAAATGTCGAGACGGATGCCTCCACCTCACCCACGTTCTTAAAATTTATTGTGGCCACTGTAAACCCCGTAATAAGTCGGTCCCACCGACTCAACTATAACTATTGCTACCTGTCACTATTCAACTGTCACGTTGGCCCTGCCAGTATCGCTGCCTGACTCGACGCCGCTGACGCTGACACTAATAGCAATATCCCGAACGTACTTGTCAATGGCGGCGCTCAGTGCAATCGCATAATCCTCCAGTGGCGTCATGACTGCTGGTATCTTATCTGCATCTGCGAGGTTGATCGTCAACGCATCCAGTATCTCTTCTTCTAGCCTGTCTAGCTCTAGTGCCATCTCTCACTCTCCAAAAATTGTCTCTGACCTGGCATTAGGAATGTTGCCCTTTAGGTCAGCATCTCCCTTCGAATTGAAAGTCAGATCATTTCCCCCCACGTCGTCGGCAACATTGTCCGCCATGTCGACCGGCGCCATGGGGCTGCCTTCGAGCTCGGACATACCAGGGATAGCCCAGGTGGCCTCAAAGGCCAATCCCATTGCCATCATGGCTGGAGCTG